CCCTGTTCTTGATCGTATAGACGACGAGACACATAAAATGTATGTCTATAAATAACTTTATCGACTAGTTCGCCATCTTCTTTAGTACGCACATACACGCCCCCATGCTGTCCACCAAAATACGGTTTCGGCATTTCTGGTATGATGTATTCACGCTTGACGCTACTAGGACTGTTAGCGGCTTTTTCGGAAACTACTTGTGGACCAGACGCTGCTTTAATACGTTGACCCAATACTAAAGGAGTTTTTATTTGCTCCCAATGTGGACACTCTGCACATACGTCTGGATTAAGCTCGTCAAACTTAGCGCAGAGGTACGGACCTTTTATCTCGTCAAACTTTTTGAGTGTAAATTCTTCGTCGTATTCGGTATGCCGATTTGATATTGCAATCGCGGCTTTCTCACCCTCTTTACAAAATCTTGTAATAGATAGCCCTGCTCTCCATAGTGGCTCTTCTACTTCGTTCTGGTTTACAGCTATGTTTCTTAGCTGCTCACATCCATTACCTACTGATGTTTTTTTCATTATACTGCCGAAAGAAAACTCTTTGTTTTCGTTCAAGGCTTCTTGCAACGCATCTGGACCAAGGTCTAGCGCAGGTAGTTTAATCTCTATGCCACCAAGTCCTGTTGACAAACTCAGACATCTCTACAGGTGTGGCTAAGTCTTTACCCAAGAGATCTACAGGTAGCGGTGGGTCTCTCTTATAGTTGTGTGTGCTAGGTAGTCTTAAAATACTGGCTGCATCTGTGGTACGAGAAGCATCCGCAGGGAAGTTGTGTTCTCTGCAAAGCTGTCCTAGCTTAGAAGCAACAGGCTCCCACTCTTCTCGCGTCACAGGCTCTGTTATAGGCCAGTACACATGGATGCCGTTACCACTGTTTACAGTTGTTGGTGTAGGCAAGCCCACATCCTTTTTAAATTTCCTAAGTGCTTGTAAAGCGTCTACCTGTGTTGGAAAATCCTTATCTTCTCCACAATCCAGATCTAACCAGAACGCTTTAACATTTTTTACATTTGCTTTTGACCTACCGCCCCACTGAGAGCCTTCTTCGTTGTAAGTGCTCGTAGCAAAGTAAACATTATGTGGAAACGTATCTAGCTCTGTAGCTGTAGCTATAAGTTCTTCTACTGTAGCGAACCAATAGTGTTTAGGCACAGGTTTTTGCTGATCCAAATCTATAGTAATTAAGCATGAGTACCCCTCATCACCTAATACACTTTTTAAAAAGTTTATTGTATTCACTGCTCTGCTCCAAATTAGATGTCGTGGTGAGCAACGGAGGAGTATACCCACCACGACAAGACTATCGTTAGATGCTATTCGTCATCTTCGTCGTCGAACAAATCACCCACGATAGCTTCAAGGTCATCGCCAGAAGAGGGAGCAGTTACCTCTTTCTTTTTAGTGACCTTTTTCGGTGTTGGTATCTCATCTGCTTCAACAGGAGCAGTATCAACCACATCTTCAAACACAGATGAAGCATCGTCTTCTTCTACAGAAAAACCATCTTGCGTTTCAAACGGAGAGTATTGTTTCTTCTCAGCGACTGATAAAACTTGTACCGCCTTAATCCTTAATGATACTCCGTGCGAACTCATGCTATAAGGCACAAAAACTACGCCAATATTTATGGTGCTACCGTGAGTAAGCTTAAACTCTGGCGGTAACTTTTTGTTTTTTGCATCCACATGCAGAGGCGGTTCAGTAATCTTTCCTTTATACTGACCTTTTAACTGCACTGATCCGATATACATACCCTCTTGATCTTTCTCAAACACTTCAGTGGCTTTGGGCATAGAAGGCCAATCAGATGAAGCTGCTTCCTTATAAGCAGTTGCCATAGATTTATAAAGTTTTTCTGCTTGTGGCTTAGTCATACGAAAGTCCATTTCAAACTTCGCATTCTCCTCTGTTGGGCCACAAGGCACAGTCTTACCCCTTGGTGGGATATTTCTGTCGTATCTATAAGTCTGATCCAGACGTGGATACATAGCTTCAACATTTTCAATTAGGTGTATGGGTTTGGCTTCTGCCATTAGTCTTCTCCTTTGTTATATTCAAAACCATCTACTTCAGTAAATGGCGATTTATCCACAGCAGTTTTGTCTTGTATCACTGTGGTTTGTAGTACAGCAATGCTTGCCGCATGGCTGCTTTTTTGCTTCAACGCTACTTCAAGTTCTTGTTCATCAAGAGCACGAACGGCCTTAAAGAAAAGTTTCGGCATGTCTACACTACTGTCAAAATACATCTGTGTGACAACAGCAATAGACGGAGTCTTGTGCTTCTGTAAATACTTAGCATAAGACTGTACTCCCATGTTACCATTTTCGGGTCTTCCAAAAATAGAAGTTGCAGGAATACGTATTTGATAAACAGTGTCCATCTGCCCCTCTAGCACAATCGCTAAACGTTGCGAAAACCTACAGGCACGTCCACCCCCTTCGCCTGACCCTCTAATGTTTTGCGGACAGTCCATGCAGCGAGCTGCTTGTTTCTGTTCTACTGGAACATCAGATGATGGTTTCTGCGTGTCTGGCGACCAACAGGTAGGGGCAGATGGATTTTCTGAGTCATACGTATCTTTATAATAAGTACGAGCCAGTTTTGCAGCGTTAACTATTACCATGTTTAATGACCCATCAACCATACCTACATGTTCTCCATTGACGGACTTAGAAAATCGTCCACCCCCAATAGAGATTTGGTTTGGTTTATGTTCAGTCAACGCTACTTGTATCATTAGCCTCTCCCTATGCTAACGATCACTAAGTTCTGTGGGTTTTTCACTATCGCGTGAATTGAGTTCCTTACGGCTAGTCAACGCTTTCTCTATCGCCTCTACATTAAAGCGATACGTATCACCTGCCTTTATATAAGTCTCTCTTGGGATGTGCCCTTCATGCAACCACTTCCTAGTTGTTGATACAGATATACCAAAGTAATCGGCAACCTTACCTATTTCTACATATGTTTTTTCTGTCATTTCTTCCTCACTGATATTGTGTATTCCGAATCCACGTTAAGACCTTTCGGTATGATATCAGGATTTTCTGTTAGAAACTGACGAACATTTGTTTGGTTCAAACGTTTTTCAAAAAGCTCGGGCACATCATGCTCTCGTATAAACTTAAACATGTTCTCCCAATCGCTTGTCCAATAACGTTGTTTGACAGATCTAAAGAATATCCCTTCAGATGTGCGTACAGATTCGGCATTGTGTTCTTTACAATGCTCTAGCAACGCACTCTTTATTTTGTTTACTTTCTTGCTAAGTACATCGTCTTCTTCTTTGAACTTAGTAGAAAGCTCACTACGCTTATCACGTATCTTTATGTACGCTTTTACGAGCTTCTCTATTGAAACGCTCATTTATATCTCCATTACTATTTATATTTAGTAGATAGTACTTAAACTTACTTTAGTCAAGTAGTTCTTTGTACAAATCTATAATTTTCGTATGCACGTCAATTCTGTTATCCAACAATCTGTATATACGTTGCTCTGCGGCTGAACCATAAAGCTGAATTACAGTACATTTATGTTTCTGCCCAGATCGATGAACACGTGCATTCGCCTGTGCGTATGTTTCCAAAGACGATGTCGGACCCCACCACACAACAGTGTTCGCTGCTGTCAATGTTACTCCATGCGCTGCGGCTTGTGGCTGTATTATTAATACTTGAGGGTTAGGCGTAGTTTGGAACTTATCGAACAACTCTGTTCTCTTAGCCGCAGACACGTCTCCTCGTATGACACCACATGTTACCTGGTCCGCTGTTAGTCTGTTGACTAACAAGTCTATGGTGTGTCGGAAAGGAACGAACACCAAAACCTTTTGGCTGCTTTCGTCTATTGCTTCTTTTAAAACATTATAGCGATTAGATATGTCAAACTCTAATGTCTCACTATCATCAGTATACACTGCACCCGATGATATTTGTAAAAGTTTATTAAGCACAATCGCTGCATTGACGGCTGTTATACTTTCTTCTTCTACACGCATGACCATCTTTTTGCGTAGTTCTTCATAGTATTTTGTTTGCTGCTTAGTCATCTCTACCTTACGTTTGACATAAACCATGTCTGGCAAATCAAGGCACTCGTCTTTTGTAAAACGAATAGCAGGTTGCAGCACTTCGTGTACTATCTGACTAGCATTTTCTTTTGGCATCCATTTAAACTGTGTAACTTTCCACATCACCATGTCTCTAAAAGAACCAAAGAACTTTGGAACGTTTAGTGGATTAATCAATTTTGCTAGACCGTAAGCATCTAAAGGAGACTGTGCGGCAGGCGTACCTGTCATCATCCACAGCCAAGTATCATCAGAGATAAGCTTCTTAAGTGTCTTCCATCTTTTGGTTTGTGCGTTCTTATAATGCGTAGCTTCATCTACAATGATACAATCAAACCCACCGTTTATTATATCTTCTTTGACAATATCGACACCATCATAATTTATAATCACAAACTCTGCACCGCTATTGATTATGTCTGCGCG